GCTTTAATAAAACTCGAAACATTTTTAACTGCTACTTCATCGTGGTATGGAACTTGTAAGTCTGGAACTACGATGGTTCTTTTCATTAATCCTCATCATCGTCGGGATAAAAGTCCGGCATTCTGCTGGGATTATCGTTGATGCGTTTAGGCAGAATCCAATCAGGATATGAATAAGGATCCATAAGCAATGACATGCAAATATCTGTGGCAAAGCCAGCCTTACGCAAAGCCTTGTAATACTCATTAAGACCAATGCAATACGCTTCTAATGGCGTGTAGCCTTGATCCTCTAATGCCTTTGCTTTGCGCGGAGCCATGGTTTATTTTAGCGTTCTAAAAGTATGTTGTAAATCTCATCAACGCGTGTGTTGAGTCGCTTGATCTCGCTGAGTAAGTGTGTGATCACATAACCAGCCAATCCACCGATTGTCACAAGCGTGGCAATATAGAGCTGAAAGAACTCGCCCTGTGTCATTTTCTTCCGAGTTCATCTTTAGGATCCAAGTATCGCAATACTGGTGGAATGATCGATGCAACGCCAGCGGCAATCAAAGCCTTAGGCTCAGTAACACCAGCTGCGTACATTGAGATAACTGCTACTAAGAATGCTCTGCCCCATGAGCCTAACGCGTTTTGTAGATCTTTCATTGTGATCCCCCGATCATAGGTATTTGAAGAAAGTCATTATTAAGGTCAGCCGCTTTCGTAAACGAGATATGGCAGTGTTGCGTGTGTTTGTTAATGCCTGTGTATTTGCGCCATTTCCATTTAAGGATTGGGCTTGCGATCTTGCCATCGAAGATGATGTATGAGATGCGTTTTGACTTATCAGACTTTGCAAAGACACGTATCTGATCCGCAAGATCTGGCATGAGGTCAGGTTTAGCTTTGCCTGCAAGATCTCGATCGACATCAATGGCACGTACCCAGCCGTTAGCATCAGGATTGTGATCTGAAGGGCGCGCGCTGTGTCGAGTATCGCCGATCCAACCATCAGAAGTTCGATCTCGATCTCCGAAGGTGTCGTCAATCTGTTCTCTTAACTGAATCGCACATTTAGATAATCGGGGCTTGGTGGTCATTATTTGAACACTCCCATCGACAATTATCTGAATTCAAAGTTGCTTCTTTATGGCACTTAGGTGGTATAAAAGCATCGCGTACCGCATCGTAGGTATAACCAATGCCAGCATAATTTTTACGAATATTGCCATTATAACTCGTTTTTACCCAAGTGCCGCCAAGTGATTCCATAAAGGCTTGCCCTTCGTCTGGCTGATTGTTGTCGCCAACTAAAACGCGTAGCACTAAACCAGTTTCATCAACTTCTGCCCAATGACTCATTACTCAACCGCCGATCTTAAATAGCGAACGATGATTAAACCTGATCCACCAGCACCGCCCGAAGGTGATGTGCTGCCAGTTAATACAGAGGAACCACCACCACCGCTACCTGTGTTAGTAGTTCCGGGGTTGCCATTACTGTTTGCGCTTCCTGTACCACCAGCCCCGCCGCCGCCTAAACCACCTGTGCCAGCTATGAAAGTATCTAAAACACCACCGCCACCGCCACCTGCGTAATAGGTTGCAACACCCGTAGATGTAGCAGTAGATAATGCAGATATGGAAACACCAGCACCACCCGATCCTGCGTTGGTAGAACTGTTATTGCCGCCTACTGCTCCTGCGCCGCCGCCACCAGCTGAGTTATTAGTAAAATTAGTACCAGCATTATTGCCACCTGCATAACCTTGATTAGCAGTACCGCTTGCACCAGTTAAACCTGAGGCGCGACCAGCACCACCACCTGCACCACCAGTTGCACCACCACCACCACCAGCACCACCACCGCCGCCACCAGTAGAAGTAATGGTTGAAAGAATTGAGTTAGAGCCATTTGTACCAATTCTGTTTGTACCACCAACGCCACCTGCGCCACCAGCACCAATAGTTAATGAATAAGTGTTAATTGCTAAGGTCAAAGCAGATTCTAAGGAACCGCCGCCACCAGTTGCAGTTACTGTTGATCTTAGACCACCAGATCCGCCACCTGCGCCGCCTAACGTTCCGCCACCACCGCCGCCAGCAATTACTAGATAATCACAAGTTAAAGGGTTGTTTGTAATTCCTAAATTGCTAGAAGCAGTGAATACACGATAGTAATAAGTGGCATCACTAAATAGCGTTCCACCAGTTACCACCGATTTTGCTATGTTTGGACTTAATACTCCTACAACTGTGTTTAACATTAGCTAATCGCACCTACAACATACCAAGCATCTGTGCCAGTTTTAATACAAGCTGCGGATTTATATTGCCCTAATACTGGTGCAGCCGCAGTTGCACCTGCTGAAAGAACTGTCGTGGTTCCGCTAGTCACAGCTGAAATTGTGCAGTTACCAGCACCGATGTTCATGACTGTAATAACTGTGCCAACTGGGTGCGCCACTGAAGCATTGGTAGGGATCTTAAAAGTGTTAGCCGATGCATTAGACATCGTCACCAAAGTTTGATAACTGTCATTTAGCACTGAAGTGTAAGTTGTGCCTGTTTGGGCGTTGAGAGTGAATGCCACAAGTCCATTGAACATTGCAGCTGTCATCACATCACCAGTTGCTGCTGGGAATCCTGTGGCCATTTGTTCTCCTTAGTAAGAAAGTGTGTTAGTGCCTAGTATCCCATAATCTGTTCCAATAATGAACGATTCGATGATGGGTTCTAGGGTGGTTAATGTGGTTTTCCAGTTACTTGGTTTGATGTCATGTGACACGCCAAATACCTGCAAAGTCTTGGTTAGGGTTGATGAGCCCGGTTGAGTTGTTGTTATTGTGATTGGATCAAAGAAGTCAAGATCTAGGGCGGCAGTAATGCCAGCATCGTAGTTATCAGTGTATAGATCTAAGGTAACTGCATCGCAGCGGATCGAGGTTTCTTGGCGAGAAGCAACAAAGGCTTGGGCATTGTTCAGGGCTTCTGCATCTGTTTCCATAAGCAGGTTCTGCTCTTGAAATGAGTGCAAGAAATACTTATCGATCGAAGCTTGGTTGCTAGCCACCTGAGGTGTGCCACCAGTACGAGTAACGCTAGCCTTGTTAAATACCAGAGTATCGTCTAATTTCCATAAAGCATTGTTATATGAGATCCCAGTGCCATCGTCATTGAAAACCACTGGAGTGCCAGCCACGCTGGTAGAAGTAAGTTGGCGGTCTTGGAAAACAACATTTCCGAATCCGTCCATATACAGTGAACCAAATTCAGTGCTGGTGATTAGCTGCATTGCAGCAAGGGAAGTTCTAAGAGTGCCAGGGTCTGCTTGAACTGTGGTTTGCCCAGCATCAATGTCGCGCATGCCAGTAGGCCAGCCGATTGCATCAAGGATCTTGCCAATACGAGTGCCAGTAGTTTGACCTGCTGGAGTTGTTGCTACTGTTGTTATCTGTGCATTCTGGAATAGTCTAAAGCCGTCCACTGCTTGAACAGTAGTGTAAACAATTTCACCCACATCTTTAGGGGTGGTGGTGTTATATGAGGTTATGTAACCTGCAAAGATTGGGTAAGTAGTTCCCTCGTAACTAGCAGTAATAGTTACCTTACGCATTGGGGTCAAAAGTTCATAGTAGGGCGATGATGGGTTCATCGGGTTAAAGTCGCCGTTCTGATCGATGATCCGAAGGCTCATTGTGCCAGTCTGGAATATGTCTGAAAGAGCTGTGCGACCGCGATTAGTTTTGATTGAATCGACTACGCTAGAAACATCGACTGTAACTGCTGTGCTATCGGCAAGAGCATTGACTCCCAGAACGCCTGAATCAAGAATCATAGGCGAGGCAAAGCCAGCACCTGTTGAAAAGTTGATAATGGCGTTAATTACTGGGAGTGTCATAATTACTCAAATTCCGGTAATGACCCAGGTGGTCTTATCTTCAAGCCTGTACCTAAACCAATGGTAACCGCATCAGTCACAGCTGTAACAAACTCATCTTGCATAATTACAGAACCAGTGTTAGTCACATTGACTGTTACTGGTGCTTGTGTACCAAAACCAGAATCATAATTGCGATCTCTATTTTGGTACGGATTGAAACTCATGCCAGCAACAGGCATGCTATTTGTAGCAGCCGCCGCTAAAGCTTCTACAACAATTTGTGTTTCTGCTACCGATGCAACAGCAGCTTCAGCAGCGGCTGCCGCTTCAACAGCAATGTTTTCTACCTTAGTCAAAATATCATTGACTGTATCACTTTCTGCAAAGATACTAGGGGTATTAGTTACTGTTGCTGCTGCTTCTGCGGCGGCTACTTTGAGATCATAGTTGCGATCTGCGTTTTGAGTAGGGTTATAAGTAACGCCTGGAATCATAGTGGAATTAATTGCAGACATGCCTAGGCCTAGTTTACCAAGTGCTGCCAACGCTAGAGATAAACTTCCAGCCCATGTAGCAAAAGGATCTTTGGCTTGTCCGATTGCTAAAAGATCGGCAGCAATCTTAGCATTTTGCTTTTGGATCTCTTCAAGTTTCTTTTGTAAGGCTTCTGCTTTTGTAGCATCTTCATCAGCAATTGCTTGCATAAGAAGTAAGCGAGTCTTTTCTTCTTCGCTAATCTTGCCCTTTAGAGCAGCAGCGATCTGGATCTTTTGCAAATCAAAAACCGATTGCGCTTTAGCAAGTTTGGCTGCGTTAGCAGCAGCCTTTTTGTCAGCTGCAATTTTAGCAGCGGCTGCGGCTTTTTCAGCTTTTATTTTAGCAGCTGCGGCTTTTTTAGCAGCATCAGCAGCAGCCTTATCTGCCCGTTGAGTATCTTGGCTAGAGATAGACATTGGAGTGGTAAATCTTGTACCCATTTTAGTAGCACGAAGCGCAGCCTTTTCAGCTTCATCAAGAAAGAAACCAGTGCCTAAAAGTTCTTTTGATACTTTAATAAACTTAGCAAAATCTACAGTCGCATTTGAGATTGATTTAGCAATTCTATCAATGGCAGATACTGTTCCATCGACATTTTGGGAATTGCTTAAAGTTCCAAGAGCATCGACTAAACCTTTGCCTATAGTTTCCTTGGCATTATTGGCTGCTACCTGTAACTTGTTAAGTGATCCCTGATAAGAATCCGAAGCTCGTTTAGCTTGTCCGGCAAAAAGATCTGACAGCCTAGATTGAATTTGTTCAAAATCAGAAGAAGCAAGTTCGGCTTTAGATAAACCAACGCCTAAACGACCAAGGGCTTGAGTCTGCCCTAGATAAGCCTTTTGAAGGCTCTGAGAAACTTGAGTAACGCTTTTTCCAGTACCAGCAGCAATATCCAAGGCTAGAGATAAAAGTTTTTGTGACTCAGTAACATCACCTGTGGCGCGAAGAATCCTGTCTAATGCTGGACGAAGTTCATCATCGAGAATGCCAGTCTGCATTTCAAGTCTGTTAATAAAGCCGTTTACTGATCCAACATTTGAACCATAAGCAAGGCCAAGATTTTTTAGTGTCTGGCCTAAACTCTTGGCGGCTGCATCATCTTCGGCAAAAGCCTTAACGCTGGCCTTGCCAAAAGCAAGAACCTTTTGTGCAGCAAAAACTCCAACAAAACTTTTTGCCAAACTTTTAACATTTTTCTCAAGTTTTGTAGCGGCAGTTTCAGCTTGCTTAAAACCTTTGGCATCAAAGCGCGAGCCTATCTCAATATCTGGTAATGCCATTAGGCTGCCCTTCTATACTTCTGTGTTTGATTTCTAACGTAAAATTCTCGAGTTGCTTTATCGATTGCTTTTAAAGCAGCACCTTCAGCAACGCCTTTACTTGCAGCCCAAGCGCGATAAATTAAGCGACCGCGACCTTTAAGGCTGCTTACTAATGGATCAAGGTTTGCAATAAACTGTGCGCCAGCACGAGGATTTACAGAACGGCTAACACTTTTAGAACTGCCACCGGCATTACGACCAACCCAAGGTTGCCCATCTTGATTTGTTCTGCCAGCTGTTTCATAAATAGCACCAGCTGCTGATTTGTTAATGATACGCGCCATTGATGTAAAACCATTTTTATTAGGCTTGCTAACAGCAGTCGTATAAATAATTCCACGAGTGATTGCTCGATAATTAAAGAAAGGGAAGCGCGCCTCGGTAAAAGGTCGCGCTGCCCAACCACTCATAGGTGATTCCGCTGGCACATAACCTCTAGCCTTTTTAACGACAGGCTTTAGAGCAAGAGCCAATTCTTTCTTTAATTGTTTTTCAAGATCAGGAGTAAATTGACGAAGAGCCTTACGCAGATCAGCGTTTCCGCGTATTTCTACTTTGGACATCTTTCATCTCCTTGTTTCGATCTTTCATAGCCTGTAATAAAGCCTTGAACATTCTCGAATCAAGTTCGAGTAAGTCGTTAGGCGCGATCCTCGTTTCTAAACTTAATCTCGCGACCAAGTAAGTAAAAGAGTCACGCCCTATAATTCCGGGTCATCATCGAGGACTTCCACCTTTTGAAGTGTGTCCAAAAACTCTGCACCAAACATCTTGACAGTTTCACCGCTACGGCGAATGCACTCCCAAGCCAGCCAATAGACATCGGTCTGTCGTTCCATGTCACGAAAGGCTTTGTGAAAGCCCATCTTGGCATAAACCTCGAATGCATATTCGATCGATGGAGTTATCTGGTGTTCAGATACAGACCCATCTGCCCTTGTGATCTTTAGCTTTGCCATTTTGTTAGCCCTTTTCTTTAGTAGTTAGATTATGCCCAAGTACCAGTTGTTGCGATTGCTGTCTTGCTGTTGCAGGTAAATGTAAGATCCATCATACCTTCATCAGCGACAGCACCGTTAATGTCTGTTAGGTTGTCAACCAAGATTGTGCCTGAATATAGAACGTTGGTTGCTGATACAGCAGCTGATGAATCTTGGATTGCTGCGAAAGCAACAGTTGTGCCGTAAGCAGCCTGAAGGGTTGCTAGAACATTTGCTGCTGCTGTGTCGTTCAAGAATGACACTGTGATGGTATCTGCTGAAAGTCCGGTAACGAACTTATGAGCTGTGTCGCCCATTGCAGTAACTTCGATCTGATCTGATACACGATTAAGTGTGAATGCAGTTACATGATCTGAAAGATTGATAGTGGCAATCTTTAGACCAACTTTGTTATTTAGAAAAATTGCCATGATTATTCTTCTTCCTTCTTAGTAGTTACTGGCTTTGCTGGTGCATCGGTGATCTGACCAATCTTCTTCAAGAAGGCTAGATCCTCTGGTGTTAGGTCTGACATATTAACTCCAACTTGTTAGGATTGATACGGACATCTCGCAGCTGAGCAGATCACCTGATGCAGCATTGAG